CACCTCTTGTAATGGACACGGACGGTATTAACTTCTCAGTTCCTGAAGGAGTAGAGACAAGAAGATATGTGGGTAAAGGTCTAAATTGGAAAGTAAAAGAGGGTAAAGAGTATGTTGGTGAAGAAGCGGATGTTATGGAGTTTAACGATCTTGCAATGAGAGGTGAGATGGCACTTGATACTGACGGACAGTGGCCAGCCTGTATTAACTTGGCTCGTAAGAACTATGCTTTGATCACAGCTAAAGGTAAGATTAAACTTACAGGTAACTCGATCAAATCTAAGAAAATGCCAATCTATATTGAGAAGTTCTTAGATAAAGGAATCAAGTTACTTCTTGATGGTAAAGGTCAAGAGTTTGTTGAATGGTATTATGAATATGTACAAAAGATATTTGATCAAAAAATTCCTTTGATGGATATCGCAAACAAGGCTAAGATCAAACAAACAATAGATGATTATATAATCCGTAGTAAACAAACAACTAAGTCGGGAGCACTTATGTCTCGTCAAGCACACATGGAGTTAGCAATCAAAGACAAATTAAACGCTAATCTTGGTGAGGTGATTTTTTATGTAAACAACGGTACAAAAGCATCTCACGGTGATGTTCAGAAAGTTAACAAACCAAAGAAAGGTTGGTCTCAAGAACATATTGATAATTACATGAGAGATTGGGGAACATCGATTCCTGAAAACTTGGATTCAATTATTCAGTTAAATTGTTATCGAATTGATCCATCAGATCTCGAAAGTAACCCAACTATGACTGGCGAATATAATATCCAAAGAGCAATCGCAACATTCAATAAACGAGTAGAACCATTATTAGTTGTGTTTAAACAAGAAGTTAGAAATGGTTTGTTAGTTAAGAATCCTGAGGAAAGACCATTCTTCACTAAAGTTCAGTGTGAATTAATTAATGGTCAACCATTCGAAGAAGGTGATCAAGATAAGTTAGAAGATGTAATGGAAATTTCAGAAGAAGAAATGTTATTTTGGAATCGTGTAGGTGAGACACCTTACCACATGTATAAAAATGCTGACCAAACTATGTGGAGATATGTACCTGAAAAAGAATTAATCCATTTTAATACCGTCAGAGGAGAGGATATACCAAACACCGTTGACATTTTGTAACTCAACACAAGCACCCTTACCAATTGAAATTTCATCCCAATCTTCGTCTATTCGACCTACATCTGGAATGATCACACAATTGGTAAGTGTTTTGATTCTTATTCTTTCAGTTGTTGTTGAATCAAGTTTAATTTTAGATTGGGTAACATCTCTAACAATAAGAAGGCTTTCACCATTTGTTTTATAAACCTCATCACTCATTACAATAGTTTCAAAGGTATCTAAATTAAATGATCTATCTCCTCTAAAGACAGTTTTTCTTACTGGTTTATTTTTTATTACTGTCATAAATTAAATCACATATATTTGACGAGGCATAGCTCTAAACTTCAACTGTTTATTCAAGTTTTCAGCAAGAAGAGCTTCTCTTTCCATCATTTTTTCAGGTCTCAATCTTGTTAATCTACCATCAGCACCTATCAATTCCTCAACAAGTTTTACCTTTTCATCCTTACCTTCAGTCGCTAATGTCGCATAATCCATTGTCAAATCACCATCAGGAGTTTTAAGACTACCACTAAACTTACCTCGTACTCTTGCCAATGTTTCTTTACAATATGCTGTGAACCATTTTCTGACCCATATCTGAGCGGGGTTATTTAGTTTGTACCAAGACATTTTTTCAAACGGTACATCGGAAGGTAGTCTGATAATATCAGGATTGTCCGCTAAACATTTGTCTCTATCTGCGTCTGTGGTATCATAATACCAATACCAAACTTTTCCTTTCATTAATTCGCCATTACCAAAGTCAAACTTACCCCCCGGGGTGTTTAATAAGTGTAATGCCTTTTTACCACCTGGAAGTGCCGTAATATAATAAGTCAAATCAGGTGAAATTATTCTTCTTTGGATATTGATCTCTTGCATTCTCAACAACATATCAAATGCTGGTGTCATAAAATAACTTCCTGCTAAATTACCCATTTGTGCGTAACCTCCACCGCCACCGATACCACCACCGGCAATACCACCAAAAGCCCAAGGGTCAACAAAAATATTATTAAGTTCTGTAGGTGAAAACCAAAGAACTTCATTAACTTCTCTACCTGCTGGTATTTCATAAATTTGTTGGTTAGGTACTAATTGTACATAATCCTTTTTGATCACCCAATCACCACCTGTTTGTAAACCTACAATTTTTGAATAAGCATAAGTGTATCTAGTTTCCCAATCTAAACTTTTGGTGATAAATGCATTTGCCAAAGACTGAGTATCTAAGTTTAAGTTATACAATGAAGTCCATTGAGATTCAATCAACCAATCTTGAACATATTGTGAATAATCTTCTATTGAATACTCAAGAAGAGTGTCCATCATTTCATCTTCTAACTCTACCGCTCTAAGTGGAGCACCAAGTAAGTGTCTAACTTTTTGGTAGAATTCGCTTCTTTCTGGTTCGTTAATAATTGCCATAAGATTTTTTTCTATAAATATCTTGGAAAAATTTTAGTTTTCTTTTTTTGTTTTACTCAGATAAAGTTCCTCAACAAATTCCCAATTCACAACATTCCAAAAATTGTTAATGTATTCGTCTCTTTTGTTTTGGTATTTTAAATAGTAAGCGTGTTCCCAAACATCTAAACCTAAAAGAGGGAATCCACCCTTTTTGATTACATTCATAAGAGGGTTATCTTGATTTGGTAGTGACATTATCTTTAGTTTTCCTGTTTTGTCAAGATACAACCAAGCCCAACCAGAACCAAATCTGTCCTTAGCGGCTTGATTGAATTCGTCTTTCATTTTTTTTATGTTACCAAAGTCTTTTTTGATTTGTTTGTAAATTTCACCTTTTGGTACTTGTTTGTTTGGGGATAACATTTTCCAAAACAATGCGTGGTTGAAAGCTCCGCCAGCATTATTTCTCACCGTATTGTCAAATTTACTTATCGATTTTACAATTTCTTCTAACTCCATATCACCCTTTTTATCTTTAAGGGCTTTGTTTAACTTATCAACATAACCTTTATAATGTTTGTTGTAATGAACATCCATTGTTTTTGAGTCAATAAACTTCTTTAAGGAAGAGTATCCGTAAGGTAACTTTTCAATCCCAATTTTTTTCATTTCCATGATTAAATTAGATTTAATAGTTTGTTTTTCTGAAATTAAAATTTGTTCGTTAAGTAAACTAACACGACTGTTAATAGTTTTATTTTCGTACATTTTTTTTTCTAATTCAGGATGTTTTTTTTCAAACATTTTGACAAGTCTACCTGCAAATGCATTCGCCTCATCTTCATTTTTACCACCAATATCTGGTCCTTTTTTTCTTCCTTGTACAGACATTTGATATTCGTGAACCCATTCATGTGCTAAAGTTCTCATAATATCCCGATTCAATCTGTCCTTAGCAAGTACTTTGAGTTCACCATGTGAAGTTCTTGAACCAGTGGACATCCCACCAAGTTGACTACCTAAAAATTTTACAGTGATTTCCTTTTTTAAAGGATATTCGTCTTGAAGTAATTCAATAAACTTATGAATTAACTCCTTGTCTTCTTTTTTGAATTTGGTGTCGTCGTATGTTATTTTAACTTTCATTATAGATAAATATCTCTATCGATACTTATTTATCATAGTTAAAATTTCTTCGGCAACATCACCAATATTTTCTTGGATTTGGTCACCCATAACTGTTTTGATAATTTGTTTTTTCTTATTAAGAATGTCGTAAATGGCACCCTCAATTGTGTTTTCAAAAATTGGGTAATAAACAAGAACATTTGATTTTTGTCCATATCGGTAAGCACGATCTTCAGCTTGTGAATGTTCTGCTGGAACAAAGGACAAGTCATTCATAATTACAACCTCGGCTGATGTTAGAGTTAAACCAACACCCGCAGCCTTTAAGTTACCCACAAAAACCCTGATCTTATCGTCGTTTTGAAATTGGTCAACTGCTTGTTGTCTAACTGAATTAGAACAACTACCATCAAGATAAACCGCTTGTTTTCCGAAATGTTGATAGATTGTTTGAAGTGTGTCAGTAAAGTTTGTGAATATTATAACTTTCTTACCTTGTTCTAAAATGTTTTCGGCAAACTCAATTGTTTGTTTAGTTTTTTCATTCGCAATTACTTTTCTAACTTTCATCAATTTAGAAAACTGTACTGTAAGTGAAGTTGACTCGTCAGGATTTTTATCGTACCAATCGTAGTACTCACCCATAAGACTTTCATACTCTTTAGACTTTAACTTCAAATAAACTGGTGTAATAATCTTATCGGGTAAATCCAAAACTTCTTCTTTTAATCTTCTTAGGATTTGTTTTGCTGTACGATCTCTAAGTTCTTCAAGATTAGATGCTCCTGAAACATTCCAAACTTTTCTTTTACCCGCACTAAATTGATATCCTTGACAGTAACGAATTGCATAAGCCTTCCAATTTTGAGCAACAGGACTCTCAATTAGATTTAATAAATTGTAATAGTTCATTGGTCTCGAAGTCATTGGTGTCCCTGTCAGTAACCATACTCTGTTAACTTTTTTTGCAAAATTGTTTATGATTTTAGTTCTTTGTGCTTGTACATTAGAGATCATGTGTGCCTCATCTAAAATAACAAGATCAAAATTTGCTTGTAATAAAATTGACTCTTCTTTCTTTTTTGGATCTGTGTCGTGAAAGTTTTTAAGAATGTCATAATTGACAATAACAAAGTCATCCTCAGTTGAAAATTTTTTACCTTCAGCGATAAAAACAGGTCTATCTGAATAATTTGCAATTTCTCTTTGCCAGTTAATCTTTAGAGATGCTGGACATACGATCAATATTTTTTTAGCACCTGTTTCTAACGCAGCAATAATTGTAGATGTAGTTTTACCTAATCCCATATCATCGGCCAAAATGAACCTTTTTGATCCTGCTAATTTTTCGATCGCCGTTTTCTGATGATCAAGCGGAGGACGGTGAGAATACTTCGAATAATCAATGTTGACAGATTGTACATTATGTGTTTTAATTAATGCTGATTTAGGAACCCAAAATTCTGATAAAGAATCTTTCTCAAAAAACTTACCCCAAATATGGTAAGATTTTTCTTTCTCTACAAGTAATTTTTCAATATAAATTTGTTCAGGTGTTTGTAACAAGTATTTTTCCTCCGCAAACTTTTTAGCGAAGTATGTGTCAAGGTCAACCCATTTTCTTGCAACTTTTGGTGGAGTGTTATAATAATTAACAATGTAATCGGCTTGTGATCTTGTAGGGTAGAATTTTTTTGATGTTTCCTTTTTTTGTTTTAAAAACAATATAAAGTTATTTGCACCACTATATGAGTCGAGAAGTTCGATCGCTTTGTGTTCAACTAAAGAAGATGAGTTTTCCAAATTTAGTCTTTTATTAAAAATAACAATAAAATTAATATTTATCAATAAAATAGTACTTTATGCAAAATAATGTTCCAATAACAAGATTAGGGAAATTCTTTGGTGATCGTGATTTCGAATTGGAAATTGGGATGGGTCAGGAATGGTTGATAGGTGATATGAACTATACTTGTGTACTTTATAAAATAGACAGAAACAAGATTAAGACTGATGATGTTTATGGGGAGGTTGTGGAAGATGGTGTTAAATTTTTACCACCTGTTGAGTTTAATGCACAGATTTCAATTGCGGCACCTGAAAACAAATTCATTGGTTCGACTAGAATGGATCAGTTTGAGCCAGGTAACATAACCATTTCAGTTTATTTAAAAACTTTAAATGATTTGGGTATTGATGTAGACTTTGGTGATTATATTGGGTATTACGATAGTGAAAACTTTGTTCGTTATTATACGGTGGTTAATGACGGTCGTGTAATTTCAGATACGAAACATACATATAAAGGGTTCAAACCTTTTTACAGAACAATAATAGCGGCTCCTGTTGGACCAAATGAATTTAGAGGATTATAATGGCACTTCCAAAACAAGTTAAACCAACATTACCTTTACAATATCCCAAAACTCTTTTACCAAGAAGAGAACAAATTAAGGATATGATTACAAAAGATGGTACTTATTTACCTAAGTCTCTTTTACATGCTGATTTGGATAAAGGTTTTTTAGAGTTTGTTAAAGATAAGTTTAATATTGTATCTGAAGGTAAAAGAATTCCTGTTGTAGATATTATCATAACGACTCAGAACTGGTCACAGTTTGTTGAAACATGGGACTTTCAAAACATTGATAAAAACATCGAACCTCCTTTTTTGACAATTATCCGTAGCCCTGAAGTTAAATACGGAAATAATCCTTCTGTTCTTTATAATATCCCAAATAGAAGAATGTACTATTATATGGAAGTACCGACTTGGGATGGTAATAGAAAAGGGGCCGACATTTATAAAATACCACAACCTGTTCCTGTAGATTTAAAATATACGGTAGCAATTATTTGTAATAGAATGAGAGAAGTGAATACTCTTAACCAAAGAGTCATGGAAACTTTCGCGTCAAGACAAGCATATCAAGTTATTAATGGACATTACATCCCAATAATCAATGATGGGTTTGCAGATGAATCTTCGTTGGACCTTGAAAAAAGAAAATATTACATTCAAAAATATGACTTTACAATGATGGGGTTTTTAATTGATGAGACTCAATTTGAAGTTACTCCTGCAATCTCAAGAGTTTTACAAGTGGTTGAAGTTGACCAAAGAGTAAGAAAGGGAAAACAACGAAGACAACAACCAGCCGAATTAGAATCTATACTATTTAATTACGAAAACAGTGCAACAACTAAAGATTACTTTTTCGAGTATACTTGTAATTTGTATTTTCAATCATCTACCAACATTACGGAATATTCTGTATTCATCAATGATGATTATTATGGTGATAATGTTGATTTAATACAAGTGAATACAAATGATAGAGTTAGAATAGATATCATATCAGGACCAACAACTCAAACACCTGAAGTTATATTCTCTCAAAAATTGATTTAGTTTTCCCCGTAAATGTCTTTTTTTTCTTTACACTTTTCTAAAATTAAAGACTCCAAAAATCGATACATTTTAATTCCTCTTTTATCGCAGTACTTCTTTAGGACTTCGTGAACTTCGGAGTCAATCTTAAGGTTTTTTATCTTCTTATTATCTTTAGACATAGGGGTAGAAAAAAGGCAGAATAAAATCTCACCAAAATATAAATAGTTTTCGGAATGTAAAGTTTTTGTCTAAAGACCTAATATTTATAAGAAAAATAAATAATCTAATAGAATAAATTAACTATGGCTACTAATAGTAAAGTTTTTGTCTCACCTGGAGTTTATACATCAGAAGTTGACTTAAGTTTTGTGGCTCAAAGTGTTGGTGTAACTACATTAGGTATCGTAGGGGAAACCCTGATCGGACCGGCATTTGAACCTATCTTTATCACTAACTTCGATGAATATCAAACTGTATTTGGTGGTACTTCACCTGAAAAATTTGTGAATACACAAATCCCGAAATATGAGGCTTCATATATCGCTAAAGCTTACTTACAGCAATCAAATCAACTTTTTGTAACAAGAATCCTAGGATTATCAGGTTATGATGCAGGACCATCTTGGTCTGTTACAACAACTGCGAATGTTGACCCGACAACTGTAGGTATATACTGTCTTCAAGAAGTTCAAGATGTTAATACATGTGAAATTATTTGTGCAGACCCTAAAGAACTTCTTTTCTATGTTGATTTCTCAGGTTGTACAAATGATAGTGCTTCAATTGTATATCTTAACCAATTCCCTGACGAAATTCAAAATATTATATTTACTCAATATGAAACACCTGACGGTGGAACTTCAACAATTGATACTCAGGTTAGAGATTTAATATTTAATGTTATTACTTCAGCTAATCCTTTCGCGGCTGAGGATGAATACATTTCTTATTTTGGTTCTATACCTACTATCGATTATGATATCTTAAGTGGATCAGGTTTCAACATTGAATCTAATGTTTATCAAGTACCTTCAGTTTCATTAGATGATACTGACTTAACTTCATCTTTGAATGATTCATGGTACTACTCACAATTTGCAAACATTGGAAACTATGAATATTCTGGTTTCTCATTCTTTAATTATGTAACAGGTCTTACTTTAAACCCAGTAACGACTACGACTACATCAAGTACTACGACAACAACAACTAACCCTTGTGTTACACCAACACCTACTTCAACAACAACTACAACAACCGCGGCACCTGTAAACTGTTATTCAGGTACTTTGGTTGGTAAAATTTATTACTACACAGGTAATTCATTCAGTGATTATGACAATATTGTTGTAGGTACATTAAGATCAAGAGGTATTGCGACTTATACAAACGCTGACAACCCAACATATTCCGTAACAGGTTTAACCGATGTTAATGTTAATATGTCAGGTCAGTACTCTACTGTTCTTAAAAATCCATTTGCAACATTTGGAGTTAATGTGGTAGACAAGTTTGGTACTTCTTATAGTTTTGAAACTTCATTTACCCAAAATGATCCTGAGTATTGGACTAAAGTGTTTGGTATTACAAACTTCCAAAAACCACGAATTGAAGTTCCTGTTTTTGCGGAAGAAAACTTCCAGTCGTGGTTGAATTACTCTTGGAAAAAAGGTTACATCAGAGGTTTAAATCCTGAATTAATTAGATTAGATTCGGCACAAAGTGGTGATTTAGATTCAATTGGATGGTACCTAAATAAATGGCAAACTCCGATGTCTCCATTTGTTGTGTCTGAATTAAGGGGTAACAAAGTTTATGACCTATTCAGATTCTACACAATATCAGATGGTGACGGAGCTAATACATTACTTAAAATTTCATTAGTTAACCAAACATATAACAACTTAACCTTTGATGTATTAATTAGAGATTACTTTGATACTGATGCCAATCCAGTTGTACTTGAGAAATTTACAAACTGTACAATGGATCCATCTCAAAATAATTATATCGCTAATAAAATCGGTACTTTAGATGGTGAATATGTTTTGAACTCTAAATATGTTATGATAGAAATGTCTGAGGATGCACCTATAGACGCATTACCATGTGGATTCAATGGATTTACATTTAGAAATTATGCAGGAGCACAGTCACCTTTCCCAATTATTAAAGGAAAATATGACTTCCCTGGTGAAACTATTTGGAACCCACCATTCGCATTATCTTCAGGAGCGGTATCAAGTACTTTAAGTTCAGGTGACAATGTAAGAAGAACATACTTAGGTATTTCTAACTCTTATGGATGGGATCCAGCGTATTTCGAATATGTTGGTATGAGAAGTCCTAACAATACATGTGACATCGAAGGTACAC